TTCCACTGCAATAAGATATTGGTACCCATTACCATAATACCTTCATACCAAACATCAATAGTCTTTTCTATTTTCTCAAAGTTGCCTTCCTCCATCATTTCAACAGGAGGATTAAAAGTCTCATCTTTCTCAATAACACGAGAGCCACCACCTTCAAGTCTCTTCTTCTTATAAACCACCTTCTTAGATGTTTTATAGTTAAAGTACATTAAGGTACAAGTGTCTTTGTTAAATAAGCTATTCTCGTAGAACTGAGCTACGTTGTAATAATCATACCACGCTTGGCTATATTGAGTTATCTCTTGTAAATCTTCTTTTGTAAGGCTTTGGTCAATCTTCATTAACTCCATAATAGGAAGGGTCTTAATCTCTCCCCAATAGAAACAATCTTTAAAGAATGGGTCTTCGGTATAGCTATACACAATATTAGCAGGGTCAACGTATGAAATCTGAACACCTGTTCCTTGTAAAAACTCGTGCTTAGCTACGCCAATACCTACAACAGTAATGTCGTAGTCTATTCTTTTTCTAATATCGTCATAGTGATTCTCGTCAAATATAGTATTGATTGCCTCTTCTTCTGCAATCTCAATAGCAGGCTTATACTTAAGCTGCATATATAATGATAATTCTTCGTCAGTTTCAGGAAGCTCATCAGGGTCCATCATAAAAGCATCAACGCCTGTCTTCTCCTTAATAGTACCTAATATATCTTTTGAGACCATTTGAGCCTCAATCATATCTTGATACTTACTTCTCTTAGCTTGAGACATTGCATCTTGTGCATAAGTCTTAACTTTAAAAAGCCTATCAGACATACCATTCACAACAATGTCAATGAATTTAGGAAGGATAGGAACCGGTGTCCAATCTAAGTTTAAATAAGACAAGTCACCATCAATAGCAATTTCATTTTTATATTTTGCAATAGACTGTTCTCCACGTGCATACAATCGTAATCTACGGAAATCTCTCCATTGGCTATAGTATCTACAGGCGTTTCCATCTTTACGAAACCATTCATATTGGATGGCCTGACCCACTTGTAAACCAAATGTGTCAGATGCCTTTTCTGCGTCAGTAGCTAACTGACTTGGAAAGGACACACTATTTATTTCGATTGCTACATTTTTCATCTAATCAATTGACTTGTTTTTCCTTCATTGCTATATTTAGCGAAGTTAATAATTAATTTCGATTCTTTTTTCTCAGGCACATACAAATGCTTCTGATTGGCCATTATACATAAACCCGAACTAATAGAGGCGTCAAACTTTGTTCTATCGTTGATGTCAAACTTTGCCCAATCCTCAAGTGTTCTTGTGAATGGCATTGTCCCCATCTCTTCAGGGTCTCTATATTTTGCTTCTAAATCTAATCCCACAAACTTCTCTATATACGACTCAATGGCAGAAGCGTGCGCTTGCTTAACATCTTCTGATGAGTTTGGAATGCCTCCTAACTCACGCTCAGTCTTAGTCAACTTAGCCATCTGCTTATCAGGTCTATTAATAGAAAAGCCTCTATATCCTCTATTTTTAATATGGTATAAAAGCCTTGGTTTATTATTCTCCACTAAGATAGGCATTCCGTAGAATATACAAGCCATTAGTACTTCTTCAAAGAATATCTCTGCCGTCTGTGGACGAGCAACATACTCCAAGAAAAACTCATTAACAGGCGCATCGTCCATATGAAACTTAGTCATACCGTGCAATGCACCATTAGAACCACGTCCACCTACTACGGCTGATATATCATATGAGTCACAACCAAATGAACCAAGATGCTCATTGCCGGGATATTTAATCCCGTTGCGTATATGCACATTGTTTTGCATATGCTTTGGTGGTGCCCAACTAATAAGAAATCTACCACGTGTATCAGGTGTCCATATTACCTCAGTATCTCTTATGCCATCTCTCCAAGAAAACGACCCACGAGTTAGATAATGCTCTTTAATCATCGAGTCATTGTAGTCAATCTGCTGATATAACTTAGTTAAATTAAATAGTGACTGCTTGCTCTCGTCTCTAAATGCGTGAGACTCTGTACGTGGGAACTGACGATAGAACTCGTTCAGTGCGTCAGCGTCACTCTTTAAGGAGTCAACCTCTGCTTCCCAATAGTCAATAGCTCCATTTTTAATCCAATTGCCATCTACGCCCATTACAGCCTCTTCAGGCTTACGGAACACCGGATGACCATATCTATCGATGAATCCTTCCATATTCCATTCCATAGGGATAAATATGGCATATAAGCCACTTTTAGTCTGTCCGTTAGCATTTCTGTTCTTTACATTAGACTGCTCGTAAATATCTTTAAAGTTTTGCCCTCCTCGTGACAAGGCATTTGAGGTAGAGCCCATCATACATTTGCCTATAATCTTGCTACCTAATCTCAAACAAGTTTTGGTTACACGCCAATTCTCCTTGATGTTTACAGGGTTAGTCCACTTACCACTCTCATCGTGCGCTAAGAATAATAGTTTCTCTCCATCATAAGAGTTATCATCTGTATTCTTCCAATCTATTGTAGTGTCAAGTCCGTCAATCTCATTGTCATCGGACTCGTACATATTTTTCTTAGTAATCTTTGCAGCAGGAACTCTAAAGGCCAACTCAGTTTTTGGCTTGTCCATACCGTCCATAATAGGTTTAAAAAAGAATGGGAGCCTGCTATTAATAGGCACAACTTTATCGGTGAACATCTTTTTAGCATCAGCACCCGTCTTAGACAAGATGCCTATACGTGCGTCACGTGCGAGAGTTCCTACGTTCACACACTCTGACGATGACATAAAGGAGAATCCCGAACGTCTAATCTTAAGATAGACCATTCCAAATGACCTTGGGTCAGCACGACAAGCCTCCCAAAATATCCAATAGATTCTATTAGCTTCACGAAAATCAGGATAGCCTACGTCAATACTTGACCATTGTAAGTACATATAGTGAGAGCCTGTGATATAGGTTTTGACTCCGTTATTCATAAACCAAAAGCCTTGCTCACGATAGTCAAACTCTTTCTCGATATAGTCTACCCATCTGTCTTTAAACTCTTTTGGCTTTTGATTCCATTGAAATATGGATTGTATCTTGGCTAACTCACGGGGAAGGTCTTGACGCTCCCAATACTGTTCATTCTTAGTGGAGTGTCTTTGAAGACACTTATCAGGAGCTAAAGGAAGTGCTATCCGCAATCCTTCTATCTCTATTATATCCCCTATTTGTCCTGTTTTTGAAATAACAACAACGTCATATTGGTCGTTGTATCCATATAGCCACGACCTCACTCTATTCTTATTAGATATGACGGCTGCCGGTATGTAATCTACAAGTACACGGCACAGACTATTGTTTTGACCTTCTTTCTGCAAATCCTTGTTTTGTATCTGTTTTACTTATTCCTCTGTCTGCGGAGTCAAGATTTTCTTTCTCCGCTTCTATTCTACTTAATATTTCAAAGGCGTCAAATATAGCTAACTTTTTAGCTGCTGCTGCATTCTTCATCTTGTCTGCAGATACGTCACCATTATCTGATTCGGTATTGATAATATCTTCCTCTGCTACCTTAACAAGATGATTGACAGCCTTATATCCTGCCTCTATAATTCTTAATTTTATTGCTCTTGTATCACTGCTCATAACTTCATTGTTATTTGATGGTCATACATTCTATATAACTTCTCGTTATCAACGGTAAACTCATATTCACTATCAGGGCTAAAGCATATCATATCTCCTTCTTTTATGCCACGCTCAAGTAAATACTCGTTAGGGTATTTCATTATACCCATAAGAGGCTCTTCTGAAAACGGCTTTTTGATATAGCTTTCAGTAACACCCATAGGCTTGACAAAGCAAAACCTATCATAAGCGTTCCACGTGGAACCTTTTTTATACATAAAGAATTGCTCGGTCTCAATAAAAAATAGGTCATCTTTAAAGAATGACTTACCGCTTTTTTGCCTACCACGCATATCGTTATAGAACTTAAATACGTTATGGTGTACAAGTAGTATGTCTCCGGGTTCAATGGGTCCCTTGTACCCCAATGGCAGTTCAACGACTTCTGCAAATCGGTTGGAAAACTTATGGTCTTCCTCAGAGGTGCTGACAATAAAGTCAATGCCTCCTATCTCTTTTGTATTATCGTATCGCTTTCCATTAACCGGCTTGGCTATGAAATAGAATGGCGACCTCATTAGATGTTGATGTTATATTCAATGGATACGGGGATGGCAGAGGTAAATTCTTTCCAAAGCACTACCTCT